AGGCTATAAGGTAACCTAGGCATCACCCCGTCGATGGGGTGGTTAGACACCTAAGCGCCATCCACCTCTCCGCTTTGTGTCTTTACCGGGGCCCCGCGACGGGGTGAATTGAAATAATAAAAAAATGGCCGAAGGCCTCCTTATTCAATGGTAAACTACAAACGTAAAGAAGCGCCAGTCGTTCAAGGTAAACGAACGCGCCCATTACAGACTGTTCCAGATCAGTCTATGACAATACCTCAGATATTAGATAGGTTTACTCGTAACCTCCCTGTTGGAGGAAAAACAAATAAGCCCGTCTATGTAGATCAAACTAGTTTTGATCTTGAGGCGCTTGGAAGAATGGACTTTCACGAGAAAGCCGAATTCGCTGCTGAGATGGCAGCACGCGCAAAAGAGATTCAGCTAGCGTTAGATGCAGAGGCGGCTCGCAAGAAAAAAGCCGATGAGGATGAGCTAGCAAAACGTCTCGAAAAGCGTGCTGAGGCCTTTAAGGCCGCTCAGCAGAAGCAAAACAAGCCCGATAAAGACGGGCTTGAACCGTAGCATAGGAACACCCTTGATTATACTATGCTACGTGACACCAGCCTCATTTTCAAGGGGTTGGTGTCTTAAAAAGCAAAGCTTAAAACTAAAATTGTAGTTATGAAAGAACAATTAGATCAAAGTGTATTGAATGAGCAGAAGGTCCCTAAAGAGGCCGCTGCTGCTGCTCTGAAACATGATTTGTCCCTTGCTGGACTTGTCATAAAAGACATATTGTCTACACCCGAGGTATTGTCGGCTATTACCGACATTTTCTATACCCGTTACGAGGAAATGTATGCGGCGCGTAATGCGCAGCCAGAGATAGACTTTAATACTGAAACTCATGGTAGATGAATCAACTAACCCCAACTCCGGGCACTATGGTGGCGGAGCAGGATTGGCAGGCGCTATTATCCAGGTTGGAGGCGCACTCTATGATTCTTGGCGAAATCGGGAGGCAGCACGGGAGAATACTGATAAAACAATTGCCGCACAAAAGGCGGAAGCAGAGCTGGCATATCAGCGCTCCATGCAACAATGGAATATGCAAAATGCTTATAATACTCCCCAGGCGCAGATGCAACGTTTCGCAGCCGCCGGTCTTAATCCGAACCTTATCTATGGACAGGGATCAGGCGGAAATGCGTCTTCCCCGGCACCTTATCAACCGGCGAATTTGCAGTACAGGTATGAGGCTCCTGCCTACGGAGCTGCGTTACAAAGTGTACTCCCTCTGTTGATGGATGTTGGCACTTGGATGCAGAATATGCGTATGACTGAGACGGAGATACAGAAAAAGAGTACAGACACTGAGAGAGCTCGACAGTTGATAGATTACCTTACCCAGGCTAATCCTAAGTTACTTTCTCAGATGGATAATAAGCTCAGTCTGTTTCCTTATCAGCGTGACGCTGCGGATTATCAGTCTAACATTGCTCGTACAAAGCTCTTTGAAATGGAGCAAGATTTCCGTTATAAGTTCGGAGATTCATTGTTTGGTCAGATGGGATCTGCTTGGCAGACTGGTGATGGTAAGCAAAAGGATATCGGAGGTTTGCGTAAGCTTCAATATCTTCAGGAGCAATCTAAAACAAAGCTCCTTGATGCGAAGGCATCCTGGTCGGACTTTGATATTACCGATCCACAGGGATTTATGCAGATGTTGTTCTCAGGTGTGATGGGACTTGCTGGTCAGACTATTCGTCTCAGTACTCATCGTTCTCGGCCGCAATCTAAGGCGGCTAAAGCAGTAGATCGTAAGCCTAAGTACAATTCCGCTGAGTCATGGAGGCAGTTAGGTAACAGATGAAGACGTTTCTAATCTTGTCGCGTTGGACCAGAGAATCCTCGTACATTAGCCAATATGGGCTTAAAAATGTCCGCAACGTGTTGCGGTATCGTTTGCAGTATTATTCTCACGGCATACTCTATGGAATGCCTTAAGATGATCTCGGTACGTCATGGCCAAAATGTTCACGTTGTGCCATGCGGTAGGTGTGCTTTCTGTCTCGTTAATAAGCGGTCACAGTGGATGTTCAGAGTACATCACGAAATGCACACGCAAGAATACCCTGGAAAGTTTCTCACGTTAACGTATGATGAAAAACATGTAAGGAGAGCCCCGGGTGGGCTCTCCCTTCGTTTTCGTGATGTACAGTTGTATCTTAAACGCCTTCGGAAGGCCAAGTATTATGTCAAGTATATCTGCGTTGGTGAATATGGTGGTGTTACCCACCGCCCTCATTATCATCTTATCATATGGACAGATGCTCCGGATACTGTTCTTGAAACAGAGTGGAAGTCGTCGAAAGATGGTTCTCGCCTTGGTAGTATTCATTTTGGTACACTTACTATTGCTTCTGTTATGTATACCATGAAGTACGTTATTCAGCCAAAACAGAAGGAAGTTGATGGGTTGGAGCGTACTAGGGCACAGTTCAGTCGTGGGATAGGTATCGGATTTTTGACTACGGCTATGTATAATTATTTGACTTTCGATTATGAAAATCCGAAAATGTTTGTTACTATTGATGGTAACAAAGTGGCTTTGCCACGTTATTATAAGAATAAGATTTACACTAAACACCAATTGAGAAAACAGCAGTCTAAAACAAAGTGGGAGACAATCCGAAAGCGCCGTAAGTACATGCGCGAGTTAATTGCACTAGGTGTGAAAAACACGAAAAAGTACATCGATGGATTGCGGGCTATCGAAGCGACCCGCATAATTCAAAACACTAAATATGGAACTAGTTTATGAAACGTAAGGACAATGTCTTTACTTCCGTCCCTCGTATGAAGGTCAGTCGCAATCGGTTTGACCTTTCGCACGAAGTTAAAATGTCAGGTAAGTTCGGGATTATGTACCCGATACTTCTGCTTGAGACGCTCCCGGGTGATCACATTAGTGATACCCATACCGTATTTGCACGGTTCGCCCCAATGTTGTCTCCTATTATGCACAAAGTTGATTTAAAGATCGATTCGTTCTTTGTGCCGGCAAGGTTGGTGTATGGTCAGGATCTTTGGGAACAGTTTATTACTGGTGGGCAGCTTGGTACTTCAACGCCTATTTTACCTTATATCGTTCCGTCGTCTCTTAATGCGATAGGCGGTGCCGCTCTTAATACGATGCGGAAGGGTTCCCTTTGGGATTATCTTGGTTTGCCTACGCTTGCAGCTTCTGGTGTTATTCCGGATTCTAACGAGTCTATTCTCGTTGGTCCGTTTCGCGCTTATCAGAAAGTGTTTAATGATTGGTTGCGTGATCCTAACCTTGAGGATGATATTGAGTTAAACCTTGAGACGCAAGGTAATGTTACTACCAACTTCTATAATAATGGGCATTGGGCACTTAGGCGTCGTGGCTGGCGCCGTGATTATTTTACTTCTTGTCTTCCCTTTGCACAAAGGGGTACGGAGGTTCTTATGCCGTTGGCTGGTAATGCTACCGTTACGTACAAAGATGTGTCTGAGTGGCATGCAACTGGTACTACTGGCCCTAACGGATTTATGTCGGCTGATAGTGCCGGCGCGATCTTTCAGGATGATGCTGCGCACAATTCTGAGTATGGTAGAGTCGAAAACATTGATGACGTTGAAGTTACCAACTCGACTGTGTCGATCAATGATTTTCGCACGTCTGTTGCTCTTCAGTATTGGATGGAAAATTCAGCACGTGGTGGTGGTCGTTATGTCGAGGCAACTGAGGCGCACTTTAATATTCGTATTCCGGACTATACACTTCAGCGTTCGGAGTATATTGGTGGTATGCGTGCGCCTGTTCAGATTTCAGAGGTCTTGGCTACAGCTCAGTCTGAGACTGTTCCAGTAGGTGATCTTTTTGGTCATGGTATTTCTGTTGGGAAAAAGCGTGGCTTTTCTTATCGTTGTGATGAGCATGGTTATGTGATTTCTATATTGACAGTGATCCCTCAATCAGCTTACTTTCAGGGTATTGAGAGGTTGTGGTCTAGGCATAATAAGTTTGACTATGCCTTCCCAGAGTTGATGCATCTTGGTGAGCAGGCTGTTCTCTCTAAGGAGATCTTCTATTCATTTGACAATGCGGATGATGAAGAAAATCAGGAAACCTTTGGCTATCT